TTCGCGAGATTGTCCTGATACTTTTTCTCGTCGATACCGTAGAGCGCGAGCGTGCCGTCTTTGTGCTTCTGCACCCAATCGTTGTAGATCGCGGCGCGCATGGCCTTGAGCTTCGAGTCAGGAGAACCGCCCGCCGACATATAGATTTTGTAGCCAAGCTCGTTGCTCGACTTGGCCAACTTCATTGCCTCGACCTGCTCGGACTGTGCCCGCTTCCGCGATTCCGTGCCCATGTTGGACAGGGCAATGCTCCGGTTCATGTCGTGCGTTTCCTGCTGCCGGCGCTGCACGTTCGGCAGGTCAGCAAGGGTTGCTTGGTTGAGCTGTGAGCGCGTGAGCAAGTCCTTAAGCGCCACCCCATCGGCAGGCGTCATGAAATTTGGGGAGCGGCCCATCATGGGGATTCTGGCGTCAATTGGCATGATATTCCCTTAGCGCGTGTACCCGGAGCCTTGTTGGGTTCCGGCGCCATACGAGCCACGCTGGTTATTGATAATGGACTGCATCAAATAGTTGTTGTACGCGTCGCCGACACCCTGATTGACTGCGTTTCCGACGCCAATGTATCCGGCTGCCCGTGCGTTGGCGCCGCCCGCGATGGACTCCGCAACGCCCTGCCCGGTTTGCACCCCCGCCTGACCAACCTGCGCCGCCGCTCCGCGCCCTGATTCGGACTGACCCATCAGGCGCCCGTAAACAGTGGCTTGGTCAGCGTTGTAGCGGTTGTAGGAGGCCTGGTACTCGTTCGATGCAGTTCCCTGCGCGAATTTTCCCATGTCCCGCAGGGTTGTCGGTGAGTAGGTGTTGCCGTAGTTCGCGGCGGCACCCTTTCGAATAGCCTCCATGCCTTGTTCTAAATTGAATTGATAGCCGGGCGATTCCTCGAACTTGTCGAGGCCGAACGGCTGCATCAATGAGCCGAAGTTCTCCGGGTTCTGGCCGGCGCCTGCAACAGCTTCGTTGTAGCGCCCCATTGCCTCATCGTAGCCAGGCTGGTCGAAACTCGTTGTGCCTTGGCTTGGATTCGGATTAAACCATGACCGCTCGCTTGGCGCTCCCGGCGTGTTGGTCGTGAACTGTTCCCGCGTCGGGCGCTGCATGTTCATTCGGCTCTGCGGAGTAGCCAGCCCCATGCGCTCCATGAGCTCTTTCAGCGAGGTTTGACCCGCGGTCATCCACGGAGACAGATCATCGCGCATCTGGCCGTACATGCGCTCCTGTGCGTCTACGCCGTACCGGGCGCCTTCTTGACCGGCTTTGCCTGCCTTGTTCGCGGAGTACGCACTAACAAGAGCGCTGCCGCCTATCGCTACCGCTACCCAAGACATTTTATATTCCCTTCAATCGCCTTGCGTTCTGTGCAAAACTCGATATATTCCTGCTCGGTCTGCGCAATAAATTTGTGCTCTATCTTCTCAATGTCGGTTTCATCCGTGCCGTGAATGGTAAGCCAAACGGAGTCCTCATGCGCATATGCTACGCGCTTTGTGCCGGGAGGAGATATGCACATAAACCCGGCCTGCACGCGCTTGATGCCATCTTCGGTCAGCACCGACATATCGCCCTTGAGCATGACGTTCATGTTCGTGTGTTTGTGGATTTTCCCGGTCAGAGTCGTTCCTTTCGGGATGAATAACTCCCTCCCATAGACACCCTCCGAAAAATGGTGTTCCACGCGAAGATCAATCTGATCCATTTGCGTCATCAATCTCTCAATCGCGAAAACATTTCCGCGCATTGGATCTTGCGAGGTTTTAACCACTTTCAGCGCATTAGTCATACCACTGTCCCATCCGAAGTCACCCACACATTAGTACTGGCGTGCTGGAGGAATATCTGCTTCCCCAGCTGGTCATCAAAGTACGGCATTCCCTTCCACCGCAACAGTGCCGAGGATGAGGTATGCGCCGGTCTCGCCGAGGTCGATCCTGATCGCGACCCGGCGAAGGCAATCTGCTGGAGCGTCGAGAAAAACGCCGCCCACTGCGCCCGCATCGTAATCCCTTTGACGTTGCCATCCTCGTCTGTGATCAAATCGAACATGTCGGGAAGAGGTCCAGGAACTTGTACATTTGGCCCCGGCATTACTGTCTTCCGACCTCTATTTCGGCACTCGCGCCGGTGATGACGCGGTTCACTGGATCGGTGATGCGCAACCGGAATACCCAATCGTAGGCAGCGCCAAGGCTGCGCCAGATCACGCGCTTGGTGTAGTCCCCGGTCTTGCCGATGCTTTCGAAACCAACCGATGTGAAACTGTTGCCGCCGTCCTTGCTAACGGACAGGTTGATAACAGGGTTGGCGCCCGGCCCGGCTGCGGTGCCGACGCCTTGCTGCATATCGATCTGAATGGTTTCCACGGTTATGTACTTGTCATCCATCCACAGGTGCTTGGATGTAACTTCCATCGGAATGGTCGATCCGTTGTCGTCGAACACATTGGTATCAATCACGTAGATATTGCCATTGCGCCGGTCGGACGTGAGCAGCCGGTTTGCGAGTTTCGCGAACTTCAGGCCCCAGTAGCGCGTGCCGTCTGTCGCTTGCCACTCTGCCCACGCATTCGGCAGAGCGTCGTAAACGTGCGTAACGTCTACGGTCGGCAGGTTGAGGGCATACAACGGGTGGCCGCGCGACATGAAGGAGAACGCCTGCGCATCGGCCACGGTGCTGTAGCCGGCCAGCAGGTTGTCGATGTCGGAGTCCGAAAGTTTGGTCCTGGAATATCCGCTCATCCGCGCCACGTCTCGCGCGCCTTGCTTGTTTTGAAACAATCCGACCAGCGAGTTGTCGAAAATGTCCAGCGATGTCGCAGAGACCAGTCCGAATTCCGACGCCGCGCCGGGGATGCGCGAGAACGGCAGGTCCGCCCCGCCGCTGTTCTGCCAGAACTCGGAGAAGGTATCGCCAAACAGTTGCAGGATGTTGTTAGCTGCCCGCCCAGCGATGAGGTGCCCACCGCCCCCGCCGGCGAAGCCGATGTTGATGGCAGGCCACGTTCTCGGGTCATTGTTGAGCGAGAGCTGGAATTGCCTGCTGGCGGATGAGATAACGATGAAATAACTATCCTGATATGTCACCGTTTTCGGGGTAGCGGTGAAGTTGCCATCGGTGATAGCAGTCAGCACGCCCGCGCCGGTCATGTCGTAGTAATAGCCGGTCGCTCCATCGACTGCCATCAAATATATACCATCGTCCGCCATTGACACATCGCCGACCGAAGTGGTCAGCGCGCCAATAACAGCCACCGTCCCGGCGTTGTCGATACTCACCAGTGAGTTGCCATGCACGCTAAACAGCAGTGGCGTGTTCAGCGAGTTCACCGCCCACATGCCCCGCGACGGATTCGCGCCCTGGCTGTTGAACAGGCTCAGGCCGGGCCGGGCGATCAACGCCATTGCCGTGCGGTCCATCTCATTCTGCGGCAATATCATGCAGTTGATCCGGCTCTGGGCCGTTACAGCCCGAGACTCGGATTCAGTGCCTATGCCGAAGAGGTTGACGCGCATTTAACATACAACCTTTATCTTGGGTTCCCGTCGCTGTACACATTGTACGTAGCCGCAGTTCTCACCACGATGGCCGGGTCGTAATCGGCGAGCACTTCCTTGATATTCTTGCGCTTGATGTTCGCCTTCGCCTGGCTCGCGTTGTCCATCAGGCGAATGTAGTCCTTATCTTTCAGTTGACACGGGAATCCCGCACTCACCAGCTCGAGCGCCCCGTTGAGGACATAAGCCCGCTCGTATCCCGGCGGCGCGGACAGCGAGTGCGTCATCGTGCTGAACGTGCTTTGCTGAACGATGGCAGTGAAGCGCAGCCCGTATGCCTGCAACGGGGTGGGGAATATGTTGATGATGCCGAGCGGGAACTGCGGATCGTAGAACATCGTGGTCGGGATCTGGCTCGTGATGCTCTTCTGCCCCAGTGAGTTCCATCTGTTTTGTGGGTAGATGGACATCTCATAGTCAAGATTATTCGAATCCCGTATCCACGCCTGATTGATGTCGTCCGGGCGTGTGCCTGCGATATCGCCGCCGGAGCCGATCGTGTAGCTCGACGTGTTCGCCGTCATCGTGTGCGTAAACGTCTGGTTGGCATAGGACGCTAAGGACTCCCCGGACCAGCTATCAAGCATGGCGTTGAATGCGTCGAGCGCATCCGTTGCGTCCTGCGCCTTGAGTACCTCGGTGCGCCCGAGGTAGCCGATTGCTTTGGCGCTTCGGGTGAGGATCGCTTGCACGTTTGGCATTTATGCCACCTTTTCAGATATAGCGAGGTCCGGGCGCTCACGTTGTTGCAGCGCCGGGTCACGCAACCACTTATCGAAATTACCGAAATACCCCTTAACCCCATAATGACCGAACTCGATATTGGGATAAATGAACACATCGACGCCCATCTCACCAAGGCGCCTGCCAAAGAAACGATCCTCTCCCCAGCGCAGGCCATCGCGCACCTCGCACATAAAGAAGTTGGTGTACGTCCGGTCGGGCGCACCCGGATCGGCACTCTGGTCCTTGTACTGATCCTCGGTGTATTTTGCCCGGTACTCCTCAAGCAATGGGCGTTTGATTCGAACGAAACCTCCGGCCATGTATTGGGCTTTAATCAACGCCGTGCCGTCCCCGAGCTCGCGCCCCACCGGCCTTGCGGTGCCGTTGTCATCGACCAGCGCCGGGGTGCTTGTCCACTGGTTCCATGAGTTCTTTTGCGGATAACTGCCAACCACGATTGGTTCCGGGAACATTAACATTTTGAGGATCGCATCCGGGTTCCACTGCATATCCGCGTCGATCATGAATACATCCGTGGCCTCTGGGTCCTCAAGGAACTTGGTGAACAAGGTGTTCTTGGCCCGGTCCACGTAGCTGTCGCCGGACAATTCCCAGAAATCGCACTCTATGCCGTTCAGGGCGAGCATTTTCGAGGTATAGAACATCGAGAATATGTACGGAGAGAACCCCTTCATTTCATAGAACGGCGTGCAAATTACGACCTTCATCCGAGGGCGGTAGTACCGTTTTTTTATCTCGGCGTACTTGTCGCGCAACCATTGTCCGTCGATCTTGCCGGGCCCGACGCTGGCATTGCCTTCCCAGATACGGGTATGGGTCAGCGGTTCCTCGATAATCTTGATGTTCTCGCGCTGCAACAGTTTCAGATAGAGATCGTAGTCGGTCAGGACTCCAGCCTCGGTATCCAGCCCGCCAACTTCCTTGAGCGACCTTGTGCGGTACATGCCAACGCCGAAATACACATTGCCGTAGTACAGCCGATGCAGCCATTGCTCGCGCGGCATGTTTCCGGCCTTCTGGATTTGCTGGACCTCGTTCGTGCCGGGCTCGAGGGGGACGCCATCCGCGTCGATGAAATCGGTCTGTGATGCTACGAACTCCAGCCACGGATCGGCGGCGAACTCGGCCAGTGCGCGTTCGAGGTAAGTTGGATCGATCTTGTCGTCTGCGGCCAGGCTCACGAAAAACTCTGTCTCGCACTGCGCGAGCATGGCATTCACGGCGTGGCGCACGCCCATGTTCTCCTCGAATTTCATCAGCGTGATGTCCGCTGCGTAGGGCTCTAGTACATCGTCTAAATTGTCTGTGCTGGCATCGTCGAGCACCACGATGTCGAAGTCTGCAAAAGTCTGCGCCACCAAACTCTCCAGCGTCTCCCCAATGTGCTGCGCCATGTTATGCACCGGAATCCCCACCGTGACGCGCCCGGATTCCGCAGGAAGCACGATCTTGTGCTTTGCGTGCAGCGCTTCCATGTCTTCCTGGAAGCGCGCTGTGTTGGCGTCTGATGGCGCCGTGAGGCGATCTGCTGGTTGATCCGCATCCGCGCACCTGTATGGCAGGATGTGGCCGTCGTGTTTCTGGAAAAAGCGTACAAATAACTCCAGATCGGAGCAACCGAAGAACTGAGGGTCGAATCCGCCCAATTCTTGCATGATTTCCGTTCGCATCAGCATCCCGGCGCCACCGATGGGGATGTGCTCCAGATTCATCAGCGTGCGTACCCATGCCTCGCGCGTGCGGTTGTGCGCTTTTAGGGCGTATTGCTCCCACTCTGGACGCGAGCCCATCGGTCCCTTGCCCGGCAGGCCCCAGCAAGCGCCCATCTGCGGGTTCCCATCGAGATACGCCACCATCAGGGCTAACTTGCCGGGATCGATCCACTCGTCGGCCGAGAGCGGCTGTATGTAGTCTCCTGTTGCTAGCGTGAAAGCGTGGTTCAGTCCGTGCGGGATTCCGCGATTCACGTCCCATCTGGTGATGTCGATGCGATTATCTCCGTAGCTATCAACAACTTCGAAAATATCCTCAGTCGACCCATCGTCAACGATGATGAGTTCCCAATCGTCGAGAGTCTGCGCGCGCACGGAGTCGATCATCTTGCGCAGGTAATCGGATTGGTTGAGCACTGAGGTGCAAATGCTTACGCGGGGGGCGGTCATGCTGCCACCTTCATTTGTGAATCCAGCAGCCATTTCGGGTTATCCAGCGTCCATTGCACGGTCTCAGCCATCGCCGCGGCGAACGTAGTCGGAGGCGTCCAGCCCATCTCTGCCATCTTGCTACCGTCCAGCGCATAACGCAGATCGTGACCGGGGCGCGAGGAGTGGAAATCCACCATCTCATAATGCAGATCCCGCTTCACATATTTGGCGATCGTCTTGGCAAGTTGCAGGTTATCGACCTCCAGCTCACCAACGATGTTGTACTTTTCGCCAGCCTCGCCATTTTCAAGCAGGAACGAAACGGCATCGGCGACCGCGCTGGCGTGGATGTAGAACCGTGAGCCGGCGCGCGTGCGCGCGTGATCCGCGTGGATAGTCACGGACTCGCCGTTGCTTACGCGGGCGATTGTGTTCGGGATGAACTTCTCCGGGTGCTGTCGCTGGCCGAATACGTTCATCGTGTGCGTAATCATCACCGGCAGTTTGTAGGTGTTGTGGTAGGCGACACACAATTCCTCTGCTCCTGCCTTGGTGGCGGCGTACGGGTTGCCGCTGTTGTATCTGTCGGTCTCCCGATACGCGGTGCCATCCGGCGCGGGCCCGAACACCTCATCTGTGGAGAAGTACAGCATTTTCGCCCGGGTTGCCCGTGCATATTCGAGTACGTTGCAAGTGGCGACGACGTTATCGAGCACAAAGCTCATGGGATCATCGATTGAGCGGTCAACGTGTGTCGCTGCCGCCATATGGATGATCCAGTCTGGTTTGCCAAGTTGCGCAGTCAGTTGGCTATTAATCGGCGCGCGCAGGTCGTGGAAAACGAATTTGGTTTGCTCGTTCGGGACGCCAATCTCTGCGAGTCTGTTGAGGTTGCCAGAATGGTCCAGCCGGTCAAGGATCGTGATACGGTGCCCATCAGCGAGCATACGCTGCGCTACATGGTGCCCGATAAATCCTGCCGCGCCTGTGATGACGATCTTCATAAATTCTCCTGTTTAAAGTTGTACTGCTTCGTAGGTTGCTTCGAAAATTTCGGGCTTGCACGGGTAACTTTCGCCTTTTATCCCGGTGATAATCCAGTCGCCAGGATCGGCTCGCATGGTCCCCTCCAGCGTCACGATATCAATCGCGCTTCCAGTAGTGTTTTGCTCAGCGTCGATTACAACTGGCTTTTTTCTGAATTTCATCCGATCACTCCTATGATGGACGGCTCACGCAGCACCACCAATTCCTGCTCCGCAATGTTGGTGATTTGGTGCCCGTGCGTGGAAAACAACACCTTGTCGCCGACCTGTACATCAGGCGGGCGGCGGTGCTCGGTGTGACATTTTTTACAACCGAATAGCTTGCCTTGGCCCACGTACTCCACGATACCAATGTCTTCCTTGTAGTCTGGATCATAGGCCAGGGCAATGCCTCCTGCCGACATATCGTCGGGCGGCAAGCGCCGGATCACAACGATGTCAGAAAGTGCGTTGATGTGCATCTGTTGCTCCTGCGAAATACCCGCCCCACCGAAGCAGGGCGGGCGTTGGTTAGCGAATCACGCCGGCGCGATAAGCCCAGTCAAGCAGGCCAATAAGTGCATTGGCTTGCGTGGATGAGGCAAATGCCCACGTTATAACGGACGCCGTGGTAGCGCTTCGCGAAAATACGATGCTGGTAGCATAATTACCACCGACAATCGTGCTGTTAGCGACAACGGCGGCAGTTGACGCCCCACCATAAAAGGCGATCAGGTCCGTAGGAGACGCTCCGAGGATGGTCCCCTGCGAGTTCTGATCAGATAGCTGTTTTGCTGCATTGCTGGATGAAAGTGCCATGATTAACCTCCGAGACGACAGCCAAGCTCGTCGTAGTAAACGGTGTTGCCGTACAAGATGTCAATGCGAGTCGGAAAGACATCATTATTAATGTCATATGCCCGAATCACACGCATGGAGATGTTCCGGTAGGTCTCCCGCGCCGCGAAGTCCACACCCTGCGGAATCTCCATCGGCACCATCACCAGACCAAACGCATCGCGTGAGAATGCGATATTGTTCGGAGTGGCGATCTGCGCCGTGGTTGTACCTGTGCGCCACGTGACGGTTGATCCCACACCCATTGCAACCGATACGTTCCGGTATGGCCCGCTTGTCACAATAGAGGGCGTAAACGTGATTGTCCACGTGCTGTTAGCGCCGATTGTGGGGGCCGCTACGGTAACGGTAAAGTTCTTGATCTGCCCCGTAGACTGCCCGCTCTGCGGGTTGATGTTGTTCACGCCAGCAACGGCAAACACCTCACCGATACCAATGCTCTCGGTGGACGTGCCGCCGTACATAGTTGTCGTGTTGCCGGTGAACGTGGCCGAGGTGATAACCATTGCAATGCTGGTATTGTGCTGCGCCGCCGTG